CGTCTGCCATGTAGGCGAGTGCGCTTCTCTTACTACCGCCTGACAGATACATGGTTTGGGCAAGCAAGTTAGCCAAGGCGGGGACCACCACATCTGTCTCCATGCCGTGCAACTTGTCGCTCAACTCAAGGAACAGATTGGCTATGTCCTCGTTCATAAGTCCTCCTTATCCGAATATGGCGTAGGCCAACCACATTGCGAACACCATCACGAACAGCATCGCGATTGAAAGGCAGAGATCACCCACGAATCTGCCCCACGTGAATGACTCTGCTTCGTAAAAGAAAAAGTCACGTATTAGTTTCTTCATTTCACTTCTCCCTTGTCTGCTATTGCTTGTGCGTATCCCATCATGTAAGCCTCCATCCACATCTCAACGTGCATATCTGCAAGTGGAGTCTTGTCACCATACTTCTCGTCCTCCCACTTGCGGAACACTCTGTATGCTTCTATCTCTAAGTTCTTAACCACGCCCATTTTCACTCTCCTCGTTTGGTTGAACACCATACTTAACTTCCAAGTCCTCGGCTTTTATTACGGGGTGAGTAAGTGCCTCGCTGAATCGGGCAACTGCTTCCTTCAATCCCTCCAAGGTGTCAGACCCAACGTACGGGTCGCAATACCCAGTCGGCTTACTGTCCTCGTCGTAATACACCTCTTGGATAGACAACCACTTGTCCCCGTACTCGTCTACAAACTCGACAACTCTATGATTCCAATGAAAACTCATCGCACACCTCCTTAAATTGCACTAAAACAGCCAACCCACTCTTTGTAGTGGTATTGGTTCCAAATGCGTAGGGGCACATCCACTCCGTTAACCCTGCGCATCACGTAGATCATCCCTCGGTGCATCTCAGTGCCTTGTTTGCCGAACCCGCTCATCTGACTAGCCCTCCCTTATTGTTAGCACCTACTGCGGCAGTCCTCCCAAACTCCGGTGTGAACGCCATCGGACCCTGCTTGTGTAGCGTCAACACGCAGTGCTTGACCTGCCGTGCGTCCTTCTCGCCACATGCCATGCACAAGGCAGGCTTGCTCTGCTCTGCAAGCCACGCGGCACGGCGGGGATTTACTTCTTCACCACAGTGTGAACAGTTAATCATCGAGTAGTGCCTCCCTGTCGGTTAGTTGAAAATCAAACATGTCAGTGAACCTTTCGCCCTCCTCTGTCTGGAATACGACTTCCCTTCTAATATCTATGTAGTCCCACATGAACGCAGTGGGGTCGTGGGTCTCCGCCTCTATATCTTTATAGTCTTCACCCGCACGTATGAACCTGTAGTTACCCGTCTCGTATCTCTTGACACGCCTGAGTAACTCCTCGTGCCACTTCACCTCGGGGTAGTCCGGATACCACTTCGTATCCTGATCTCCGAATGACACAGTCAGGTTATTCCTGCAAACATGCAGATGTCGTGCCCATGCCAGCGTTAAACCCGAGATCTGCCTGTCTTTCTCAATCTCCTGCTTGATCGAGTCCGTGAAATGCGAGAACTCGGCAAAGGCTTTCTCGGGATTTGTGTCGTGCCTGAACACAATCACATAGCCAACGTCTGATCGATAGCCCATGATTCATTTCCCTTTGAAGAGTTGACCGATAATTTGTCCATCCTCAAATACATCGTAGACGAATGCTTTGAGAGTTTTCCTAACTGACAATCCATCTTTGCGACGGACTGCGGGTTGGCGGTCAAACTTGTGCTTGAGTGCGACGCGGTCGGCTTTACTGCGGATGTTTTGGTGTTTCATGGTAATGCCTCCTAAAAGATTAAAGGTGGTGGTGCATTCGCACCCAGGGGGGCACTGCTCCTAAACAATGCCCCCGAAGTTGCAAACGATGTCGTGTGGACCGCGTCCACTTCCCGTACAACAATGTTGTATAGATACAACAATTCCATAGAGATACGCTTTGTGTCCCCAGCTTTTTTGGCTGTCACCTGTAGGTGAAAGGTTAAGGACCGAGTCAGGGCCGGACTGCCAATCCGGTTGTGCGCACCCGCCTCTCATGCGGCGACTACGCGCTGACTCTCACATGCCGATACTGCTCGGTAACTATCCGTGTAGGTGCTTGGCTTTTTATCGTATGGGGTAGTAACCCAGTCCCTACCGCTTTGTTGGTTTTGCTATGCGGTTGCTGTGACTGCCTACCTCGTCATACGGCAGAGCCTACTTGGATAGCATTTCACCCTGCGGTGAAACCCTACGCCTACGGCACGCCGATGTAAAAGACATCGGACACTAGGTTGTTAAAGAGCGACTCAGGGTGGGGTGAAACGATAAGTAGCGGTCTTGACTCTTGACGCCGCGCAAATCATTTTGCCCCGTGAGTATTGACATTATATCATATAGCATATGGTTTGGCAAGGACTTTAGGTGACTTTTTTTCGTGAGGCTGGAGGGGCAGGGATGTTCCAGGTGTTCCAGGGCTGGAACAGGGGGTGTGGAACATGTGGAACAACGTAGTGTGGGGAGGGGAGAAGTGTAAGTTGTTGTTTTATTTATATATTATATTTTATAAAAAATAAAAAAAGAGAGAAAAGTGTGCTGAAAGTGCGTTGTTCCAATGTTCCAGTGAAAAATGAACAGTTTCCCTTTTGAGCGTTTTTTTGTGTTGACGGATTTTGCATCGACTGCGCAGGAGGAATGATTCTGCCACCCCCTCTCATATGTTTTTTTGCTGGAACATTGGAACATTGGAACAAAACTCCGCCAAGCCATTGAAAACATTGAAATAAATTTGTTCCAGTGAAGTGCGTTTTTTGGAACATTGTTCCGCCGTGTTCCAGCTGGACCCGTAAAGATGTGTTCACAGTGCCCTGAAACGAAAAAGATGGGTCTTGCCTCTTGACAATTTGGCTGGAACAAGTTACGCTCTGCATCAGAGCGTAGCCCAGCTCGGACGGCAACAGCGGTGTGCCCGCGCACAGAGATATAACTGGCATCCAAGGCACCCGAGGCTTTCGCCCCGAGTGCCGAGTTTTACTTCGTGGACCAGAAGGCGGCAAGTTGCCGCTCAAGTAATGCTAGGTCCGCCGTGGTGTCACCCCGCGAGATCGCGTTTTTACACCGCGTCTTTGCCGCGTCTAGGTGTTTCACGATATACACCGCGAAGTCATCCACCGCCGCTTTAGTTGACTTGGTGTCATCCCCTAGCATCTCGCGAATGGCACCAAACAAATCGCCTAGTCTGTTGCCGCGATACTTCTTCCACTTGATGCGCCGCTCACTGATCAGACCATGTAATGCGGGGTCCGTGTTGCGAAGTTGCCCAAACGCCTGTTGCGAGTAGGCCATGGCGGTGTAAACCGAGACTGTGATCTTTTCCGCCTTTTCGGGCACTTTGCCGCTTGGGATTACCAAGTTGCCGTCTACGCGGACATAAGTCTTTTCGGGATACTTCTCATGGTGACGCAACATCCAGCCGTCGTCTAATTCCGATTTGACATCATCGGGCATTGAGTCCAGCACAGTAGGACATTTGGCGTAAACAAACTTCGCCGCTTCTTCGATTGAGTCAACTGCTTTTGCCGCTTGGTAGGCGGCATCCTTATATGACTTGATGGTCATGGTATGCACTCCTTAGTTAACCCGAAACACCATTGTCTCGGTGAGTATCTTTTAATACATGGCACGGGATAAGTAAATGATTTCAGGGTATCGTGAAACCATGAAAACGGCGCTTGCCCACCCACGGGCGTGCGCGCACAGAAACATAACTGGCATCAAAGAGGCCAAAAAAATAAGCCCCCAGCCCCGAGGGGCTGAGGGCTTGAGGGCTAAGCGTTACTTCATCTTAGCCTTGAACGCGACAAGAGCCGCGTCCAATTTCTTGAGATCGACTGTCTCATCGCCTCGGGATTGCGCGTTAACCGCGCGCTGGCGAATCATAGTCAATTGGCATTTGTCACCTACCATTAGCCAATCATAGAAAGCCGCAACCGGATTCTTTGTGCCCGCAATGTTATTGCGAGCCTTGTGTATCCGGCTTGCCTCGCGCTTGAGATCATTGAGGCAATTCGAGACATACTTATTGAAGCGGTCCCGAACGTCCTTGATCAAAGCGTGTTTGGCTGGCTCTTCATTCTTGAGCGCGCCAAAGGCTTGCTGGCTGTAAGCGAACGCTGTATGAACGTCAAGCGTAAACTTTTCAGCCTTGGCTTTCATTACCTCAGCCTCGGGCTTTTCAACCCAATTCCCGTCGACAGCCATAAAGTAACGGGTTGGGTTGATTTCGTCCCAGCGACGGGCATAGCCCGCGCGGAGATCAGCGCGGTTATCGTCCGAGAACGGCTCCGCCTCAACCCCGAGGCCAGGAATCAAGAGCATTAAACCCGAGACAATCGACTCGGTAACGCCCTTGACCTTGGCTTGTTGATAGGCTCCGTCAGTAACAGAATTGACGGAGGTCGCGATGGTGATGGAATCTATATTAGTTTCCATATTGCCTCCACAAATGCCCGAGAGCCGCTCGGGCTACCGGATCGACTCAACCTTGAGCCGATAACTATTTATACGATATGGCTGGGCATAAGGCAATGATTTCAGGGTGGGGTGAATCGATCATCACCCGCCCAGCCGCGCCCACCTAGCGCGGGCGCCGACACATAACTGGCATCAAAGGGGCCGAAGCCCCAATGACTACGCCAAGCGCCAATCCCTTCGGTCGCGCCTGACTAACTGATATGCAACAAATATAGTCCACAAGGCATACAGGCTAACGCCGTGGAACCATAGTGCGTACCAGACGCCGTAGTTGTGGATATTGGTCTTGACGTCAAAGACGTTGATATAAGGACGGTGTTTCATAAAGCCTCCAGAAAAGTGGGAGAGGACCGAAGCCCCCTCCCGGTTGATTAATCCTGCCAATACTTAGTTGCTAACTTGGTCATGGTTCCTATTAGCTGATCGATTTTATTTACATCAGCCTTGTATTCTTCGATTCTTTTAAATTCTAGTTTGAACTGTTCATAAAAATCCTCTCCCATCTCAATCAGTTCTCTATCAGTACCGGTAGGACGACGATTCTGGTGATGAACTGAAAAGCCAATACTTAGAAAGTTATGCTCACATTCGCTTTCTATTCTTTCTAGGATTGGTAAGAGAACACCAATATCTAATTTGTCTTTCATAACAGCCTCCGTAAAGAAGGGGGCCGAAGCCCCCGGTTGATTAACCATTGATCCACATAAGCCCGAACATCGAAGGGCTAGCGCGGAACGTGTACTTATGTTCGTCCATCGATTGCACAATGAAATCCCCGTCCCTGTTGGTCTCGGGCACTCGCACTACTACATATGCTTTCGGCATAAGACGTCCGCCTTGCATATGTTCCCAATGGACAATATCGCCAACCTTAACGTGAGTGCAATCGTCAGGGTTGACTAGAACCATTGTGTCGGGGAATGAGAAGCGCATCTGTTGCATAACAGCCTCCGTTGATAACCCGAGACGGGATTGTCTCGGCATGTATATCTTATAAACTAGGGTAGGGGATAAGTAAATGATTTCAGGGTAGGGGGCCATCCCCCCACCCCCCTAATACCCGTCGATGGGACCCGCCGCACCCTATACCCTGTGATACGCACAAATCATCTAGCAAATTTCAAGGGGATTAAGTGAGGTACTTATTGCCGGATTTTTCATTTTCTGCCCGCAAACCCGCACCGCTAAGCCAAACTCCGCACTGTTGGGATAGTTAAAAGCTCTGGCAAGTCTGGCAAATTTCTTCGCAAACCCAAGCCCCGCCTGGATCTCCGTACTGTTAGGATGTCAACACTTTCAGGGGGTACCCCCATCTTAATTGTCCGTGAAGACGTACCTTAAGTTTATAGAAACACCCCCCTTGTGTTTTCTGGTTCCATGGTGTATTTTCGGGACCCATGACTACATATGTGCTAGATATTGATAGCAACATACCGCTTCCTAAGAACGCAGAAGAGGCTATGCCTGCGATGTCTGCCAAGGAAGAATTAGAAGTCCGTGCCCGTACGATCAAGCTAATTTCTGATCTGCAAGGCAAAGAACTTCAGCCCACTGAGAATGACAAAGACCAAGCCCGTGAACTCGCGGAGCAGATTGTCAATAATCCTGCGGCACAGATTGAGTTTGGTAACTACCGCAACGAGACCCTTGCGTATTTGGCAGGAATGGTTGCCTCTTATGACCAGATGCTGGTCAAAGAGCTGGCGGACTACAAACTATATGTAGTGAATAAATTAGTTGAGCAATCGGCTAACCCAGACCCAAAACATGCCTTCCCAGCATTGAAGGCTTTGGGAGAGATTGATGGAGTGGATGCTTTCAAGCGGCGTTCTGAAGTCACGGTTAAGGTAAAACCGATTGACGAGGTCGAAAAAGACCTGCTGGCCCGACTTGAAAAGCTCGAAAGATTGACCAACAAAGGCAAATCTGACGAAGTAATCGATGTTGAGGCCGTGGATGCTGACTCCAGAGAAGATTCAGAAGCTTAAATCTCTGCTGCCATACATGTCTCCTGACGAAAAACGGGAGACTTTGGCTGATTTGGAGGTCTGGGAAAAGGAAATGACCCAGAAAGTGGGCCAAAACGACCTACTTGCTTTCGCAGATCACGTCTATCCTGGCTATAAAGTCGGTCCACACCACAAAAGACTGGCAAAAATCTTTGAAGACATCGCTAATGGCAAGAAAAAGCGGGTAATCGTCAACATTGCCCCCCGTCATGGCAAGTCAGAGCTGATTTCTTACCTCGCCCCGGCGTGGTTTCTAGGTAAATACCCTCATAAAAAGGTCATTATGGCCTCCCACACGGCAGATTTGGCTGTGAACTTTGGTCGTAGGGTACGAAATTTGGTCAATTTGGAAGGATACCGAGACATTTTCCCCCAGATTGAGCTTCAGCAAGACTCAAAATCAGCTTCTAGATGGGGAACGAACTTTAATGGGGAATATTTTGCTATCGGTGTTGGGGGTGCTTTGGCTGGTCGGGGTGCTGACCTTTTTATTATTGACGATCCGCATAGTGAGCAAGAAGCCAAACAGGGGAGACCTGATGTATTTCTTCCCGCATGGGAATGGTTTCAGTCTGGCCCTATTCAGCGTCTTATGCCCGGTGGCGCTATTGTTATTGTTATGACCAGATGGTCAAAATTAGATTTGACCGGTCAGATAATCAACCACATGACACAAAATGAGGACGCAGATCAGTGGGAAATCGTCGAATTTCCAGCCATCCTCCCCTCGGGAAAGCCCTTGTGGCCTGACTTTTGGCCTATTGAGGAGTTGGAAGCAAAACGGGTTGGAATGGACCCAAGATATTGGCAAGCCCAATATATGCAGAATCCAACTGCCGAAGAAGGTGCATTAATAAAAAGAGAATGGTGGCAGATTTGGGAAGACGAAACTCCACCTCAGTGTGAATTTATTATTATGTCACTTGACGCCGCTCAGGAGGCAAATAATCGTGCTGACTATAATGCTTTGACCACTTGGGGGGTATTCTTCAATGAAGAAGTTAATAACTACAACATTATCTTGTTAAACTCAATTAAGAAACGCATGGAGTTTCCAGATTTAAAACAGATGGTGTTTGAAGAATATCGTGAGTGGGAACCTGATGCATTTATTGTGGAGAAAAAATCAAATGGTGCAGCCCTCTATCAAGAGCTTCGTAGGATGGGTGTTCCTGTTTCTGAGTTCACTCCCAGTAAGGGTCAAGACAAGATTTCAAGGGTCAATGCAGTCTCAGATCTATTCGCCTCTGGGGTGGTATGGGCACCAGACAAAAGATGGGCCAAAGACGTAATTGAGGAGTGTAATGATTTCCCAAGCGGATCTAACGATGACTTGGTAGACTCTACTACCCAAGCCCTATTAAGATTTAGACAAGGTGGCTTTATCCGTCTGCCGTCTGATGAGCCAGATGAGCCACAATTCTTTAAGCGCAAACAAGTCGCTTACTATTAAGGAACCGAAATGGCTATTGATAAAGCTCTAAACCAAGCCCCTCTTGGGATGTCTCCCGAGATGATGAAAGAGATGATGGGCGAACCGGCTATTGAGATTGAAATTGAAGATCCGGAAGAGGTAACTATTAGGGCTGGAGATCTAGAGATTGAGATCGAGCCAGCTAAAGAAACAGCCGAAGATTTCAATGCGAACCTCGCCGAGTACATAGACGACAGTGAGTTAATTGGGATTGCCACCGAGTTGGTTGGTGACTACGACGAGGACATCGGCTCACGCAAGGATTGGATACAAACCTACGTTGATGGCCTAGAGCTTCTTGGTCTGAAGATTGAGGAGCGGGCTGAGCCTTGGGAAGGTGCTTGTGGGGTGTACCACCCCCTGCTGTCTGAGGCGCTGGTGAAATTCCAGTCTGAGACGATGATGTCTACATTTCCTGCCAGCGGTCCTGTCAAGACACAAATTATTGGTAGGGAAACCCCTGAGAAGAAAGATGCCGCCCAGCGAGTTCAGGAGGATATGAACTATCAGCTGATGGACGTGATGAAGGAGTACCGACCCGAGCACGAGCGGATGTTGTGGGGTCTGGGCCTCTCGGGTAATGCGTTTAAAAAGGTCTACTACGACCCCAGCCTTGAGCGTCAAGTATCTGTATATGTGCCAGCCGAAGACGTTGTGGTGCCTTATGGAGCCTCTGACCTAGAGTCTGCCGAGCGGGTCACACATGTGATGCGCAAGACCGAGAATGAGCTGCGTCGCTTGCAGGTGGCGGGCTTTTACCGGGACATTGACCTTGGACCCCCAGACAATGTGCTGGACGAGGTTGAGAAGAAGATCGCTGAGAAACTTGGGTTTAAGGCATCCACAGACACCCGCTACAAGATCCTTGAGATGCACGTCGAGCTTGACTTAATAGGTCACGAGCACAGGGATGAGAAGGGTGAGTTGACGGGGATTGCACTACCCTACGTGGTGACAATCGAGAAGGGGTCAAACACGGTATTGGCGATACGTCGCAACTGGGACCCGGACGACGACACATATAAGAAGCGCCAGCACTTTGTCCACTATGGCTACGTGCCGGGGTTTGGGTTCTATTACTTCGGTCTGATCCACTTGGTTGGGGCGTTTGCCAAGTCTGGCACCTCAATCATCCGTCAGTTGGTCGACGCTGGTACGCTGGCTAACCTGCCCGGTGGCTTTAAGGCTAGGGGTCTGCGGGTTAAAGGTGATGACACCCCCATCGCTCCGGGTGAGTTTAGGGACGTAGACGTCCCCTCAGGGTCTATTAAAGACAACCTGATGGCTCTTCCGTACAAGGAGCCGAGCCAGACTCTGTTCCAGTTGTTCCAAACAATTATTGAGGAAGGACGCAGGTTCGCTAATACGGCGGATCTTCAGATCTCTGATATGTCAGCCCAGGCCCCGGTGGGCACCACCTTGGCTATTTTGGAGCGTACCCTCAAGACCATGAGTGCTGTTCAGGCTCGGGTCCACTACTCCATGAAGCAGGAGTTGGGGCTGCTAAAAGAGATTATTGCCGCGTATACCCCAGACGAGTACTCATACGAGCCGGTTGAGGGGCACCGCAGGGCTAAAAAAGAAGACTATGACGACGTTGACGTTATCCCGGTGTCGGACCCCAACGCCTCTACGATGGCACAGAAAATCGTGCAGTATCAGGCGGTCTTGCAGTTGGCACAGACGAGTCCACAGCTCTATAACCTACCGCTTCTACATCGTCAGATGCTAGAAGTGCTCAATATTAAGGACGCCGACAAGCTCGTCCCGATGCCTGAGGACCAGAAGCCGGAAGATCCGGTGACTGAGAACCAGAGTATTTTGATGGGCAAACCAGTCAAGGCGTTTGAGTACCAAGATCACAAGGCTCATATCACAGTCCACATGAGCGCCATGCAGGACCCCAAGATCCTCCAGTTGCTACAAGGCAACCCCATGGCTCAGCAGATGCAAGCTGCCATGATGAACCACATCAACGAGCACTTGGGCATGGAGTACCGCAAGCAGATCGAGCTTCAGCTTGGCTTTAATCTGCCGCCCAGTAGGGACGAGAGTGGGGAAGACATCCACATTAATCCTGAAGTTGAGGCACGTCTGGCTCCGATGTTGGCCCAAGCTGCACAACAGCTACTCCAGCAGAATCAGGCGGAAGTTGCACAACAGCAAGCCCAGCAGCAGGCCCAAGATCCGATCATCCAGATGCAGCAACAAGAGCTGGCAATTAAGCAGGCTGAACAGCAACGCAAGATGATGAAGGACCAGACGGACGCTCAGTTGAAGGCAAAACAACAGCAGATTGAGGCCGGGCGGATTATCTCCCAGATGGAGATGGAGAAAATGAAGTTAGCCGCTGATTCACAGATGGAAGCCATCCGGACCGCAGCCGAGATGCGGGATGGGCGGGAGCGTGAAACCATCAAGATCGGGGTTGACCTTATGAAACAGCTGTCCTCGCAGGCTCACCAGAAAGAGATCCAGCAGGGCAAGAAACCTACAAAAGGGGAATAAATGGACGCGTTTGACGTAATCGTTCAACAAATCGACGAGAAAGTTACGCAGCTCAAAGACTTCCTGTCAGAGGGGCGGTCTGAGAACTTTGAGGATTACAAGAAAACTTGCGGTGAGATAAAGGGTCTGCTCATTGCGAGGGGGTACACATTAGACCTGAAACAACGATTGGAGAACTCTGATGAGTGAAATCCTTATCGGTACAAATCCCGATAATCCGGAAATAGTAGGAGCATTTAACTTTGAAGCAACAGCCGAAGAAAAGGCCAAGCAACTTCCCAAACCGTCTGGATACCACATCCTGTGCGCTATTCCAGAAGTGGAAAAAGAGTTCGACGGCGGTATCGTCAAAGCGGATTCAACAATCCAATACGAAGAACTCCTGACCACTGTACTTTTTGTCGTCGACCTAGGTCCGGACTGCTATAAGGACACCTCCCGGTTTCCGAGTGGCCCGTGGTGCAAAAAAGGCGACTTTATATTAGTCAGACCCAACGCCGGTTCGCGTCTTTTGATTCACGGACGTGAGTTCAGGCTGATTAATGACGACTCGGTTGAGGCTGTTGTCGATGACCCCCGTGGCATTAAACGTAAATAACAGGAGGACAAAATGCCTGAAATGAATGTAGACGAGTTCAAGTTTCCCGACGAAAAAGAGCCAGAAAGTAAGGCTTCTGAGGCGTCTGAGGAGTTTGAGATTGAAATTGAGGACGATACGCCACCAGAGGATCGGGGCCGCGAGCCTTTGCCAAAACCATTGCTAGAAGAGCTAGAGCAGGACGAGCTAGACAACTACGACGATGCCGTAAAGCAGAAACTCAAGCAGATGCGCAAGGTCTACCACGACGAGCGCAGGGCAAAAGAGCAAGCCGCCAGGGAACAGCAAGAGGCGCTAAATCTAGCCCAGAAGCTGATGGAGGAGAACAAGCGGTTCAAACAGTACATCGAGACTGGGACTAAGGAATACGCTACTACCCTCCAAAATGCAGCCAATCTGGAGCTTGAGATTGCCAAACGGAAGTACAAGGAAGCCTATGATTCTGGGGATTCTGACCAGATTATGGAGGCTAACCAAGTTCTCCAAGCTGCCAACCTGAAGGTAATGCAGGCAAATAGTTTTAAAGCACCCGCTTTACAAGAGGAAAATTTTGTAGTACAAAATCCACAAGCGACTCAAGTCCAGCGTCCGAGTAGCCCATTACTTAACACTTGGTTACAAAAAAACGAGTGGTATGGGCAGGATGATGAGATGACAGCAACAGCCTTGGGAATCCATAAAAAGATCGAAAGATCTGGCGATGTTGCGGTGGGGTCCGAAAGATATTTTGCCATTTTGGACAAAACAATGCGCAAAAGGTATCCCGAGTATTTTGATACAGAGGATACTGAGACAAAGGCAAAACCTGAGGCTCGTTCAAAACCGAGCACGGTGGTAGCCCCAGCAGTTCGCAGTACAGCTTCTAACAAAATAAAGCTGAAAGCGAGCCAAGTGAACTTGGCTAAAAAGTTGGGATTAACACCTGAGCAGTATGCCCTTGAACTACGTAGATTGGAGTCACAAAATGGCTGAACAAAACAGAATTAAGCGAGAATTAGAGTCCCGAGCACTAACAGAGCGTCCTAAGCAGTGGATGCCGCCTGAATTGCTCCCCGAGCCTGACAAGCAAGCTGGGTACGAGTATCGCTGGATTAGGGTTTCGATGTTGGGTAAAGATGATGGTCGTAACGTCTCGACAAAGCTCCGAGAAGGTTGGGAACCCGTCTCACTAACAGAACAGCCCCAATTTCAACTGCTGACTGATCCAAATACTCGTTTTAAAGACGGTATCGAGATCGGTGGATTGTTGCTCTGCAAAACTCCTGCTGAGTTTGTCCAGCAGCGTAATGCTTATTACGCTAAGCAGACATCGGCTCAAACGGAGGCTGTGGACAATAACTTAATGCGCCAGAGCGACCCGAGGATGCCAATCTTCAAAGAGCGGAAGTCTTCGACCAGCTTTGGATCTGGTAATTAATTTTTAGGAGTTAACAATGGCTTATCCTACGATTAGCAAGCCTTACGGCTTGAAGCCGATCAACCTGATCGGTGGTCAGGTATTCGCTGGTGCTACTCGTCAGATTGCTATCACTACTGGTTCGGTTAACTACAACACCGCTCTATACAACGGTCAAGTAGTTCAGCTGGACACCTCTGGTACTGTGATTGCTTCTGCGCTAGCAACGGATACCTCCGCAGTCGCTGGTGTTCTGGGTGTATTCCTTGGATGCCGCTACACCAACCCCGTGACCAAGCAGCCTACCTACAGCCAATACTGGCCTGGGTTTGCCTCTGGCGTTACTGATGCATTTGCTTACATCAGTGATGATCCCGATGCGCTGTATCAGGTCGCTTCTGTTGGTGACACTGCTAACACAACTGGTCTGGTTATCGCCCCCGTGCAACAGACTGCCCTTGGTACTAACGTTGGTTTGGTGCTGAATAGCCCGAATACTACTTATGGCAATGCCCAGACTGGTATTTACTACAGCAACACCACCACCGCACTTCCGTTCCGGATCATTGATCTGGTGCCTGATACGTCTTACGTGTCGAGCGGAAACGTTGTGTACCCCGAAGTGATCGTCAAATTCAACTTTGGCTATCAGTCCTACAACAACGTACTTGGTAAATAAGGAGCACTTAAATGGCTATTTCACGCGCACAACTACTGAAAGAGCTGCTCCCTGGACTGAACGCTTTGTTTGGTCTTGAGTACGCTCGCTACGGCGAAGAGCACAAAGAAATCTACGAAACTGAGACTTCTGAGCGCTCCTTCGAAGAGGAAACCAAGCTGTCTGGCTTCTCCGCCGCTCCGGTGAAGAACGAAGGCTCTGCAATTGCTTATGACAATGCGCAGGAAGCTTGGACTGCCCGCTATAACCACGAGACTATTGCTCTTGGATTCTCGCTGACCGAAGAGGCCATCGAGGACAACCTGTACGACAGCTTGTCTGCTCGTTACACCAAGGCTCTGGCTCGTGCTATGTCATACACCAAGCAGGTTAAAGCCGCTGCCGTTCTTAACAACGGTTTCGACTCAGCCTACGCTGGTGGTGACGGACAGCCTCTGTTCTCCAACGCCCACCCCTTGGTGTCTGGCGCAACCAACAGCAACATTCCTACGACCCCCACCGACCTGAACGAGACTTCTCTTGAGAACGCCGTCATTCAGATCGCTGCGTGGACGGACGAGCGTGGCCTGTTGATCGCTGCCAAGCCTAAGAAACTCGTTATTCCTCCCGCTCTCCAGTTCGTGGCTACCCGTCTCCTTGAGACTGAGCTTCGTGTTGGTACGGCTGATAACGATATCAACGCCATCAAGAATAATGGCTCGATCCCTGAAGGGTTCACCATTAACCACTTCTTGACGGACACCAACGCTTGGTTCCTGACGACCGACGTTCCTAACGGCATGAAGCACTTTGTTCGTATCCCCCTCCAGAATTCCATGGACGGGGACTTCGATACAGGGAACGTTCGTTACAAGAGCCGTGAGCGCTACAGCTTTGGGTGGAGCGATCCGCTTGGAATGTACGGTTCGCAAGGCTAAAACCCAATAAAATCAAGGGTTTGCAAAAGGGGCTTCGGCCCCTTTTGTTTTAGTAGTTGTGTTACTTGTTATCTTAGTGTATAATAGAACCATTACCCGTTACGAAGGAGACCACCATGGGCATGGGCATCTACAAGATCATCAACGTTGTAAACAACAAGTTCTACATTGGGAGTGCAGTTAACTTTAGCCGTCGGAAGACTAGGCACTTCTCCGAGTTACGCACAAAAAAGCACAACAACTCTAAGCTGCAAAACGCATGGGATAAATATGGAGAGCAAGCTTTTGCGTTTGTTGTGGTGGAAGAGGTGTTTGATAAAGCGCTACTACTAGAGGTTGAAAACCGCTGGCTTAAAGAGCATGTAGGAAAAGACTACTGTTACAACTTAGGTATCGACGCTACGGCTCCTATGCTAGGTATGTCTGGAGAAGCAAGCCCGACTTGGGGGTATAAACACACACCAGAAGCTATAGCAGTTATTACTTCGGCTTCTACAGGACGTAAACACACCCCAGAAGATATAGAAAAAATTAGACAATATTGGCTTGGTAAGCCAAAGCCAGCCAACGTCCGAGCCAAAATCTCTGCAACTCTGTCTGGCGAGGGTAATTTTTGGTACGGAAAGAAGCGTCCTGACCACGGTGCCAAGGTAAGCAAGGCGGTTGTAGCCATCGACCCAAGCGGTAAAACTACGGAATACGTGAGTATTGCTGAACTACGGGAGGGGATGAAGTTGAATCCGCCGACAGTTAATCGTGCTTTGAAATCTGGCAAACCGCTGGTTCGGGGTCCGTATAGGGGCTGGATTTTTAAATACCTTGACACCACCCAAAAACAGGGGTAAAACATAGCCATTCCGGGGTCCCCGGTACGTTTGACTAGTCCCGGCTAGACGTCATGCAGACAAACGTACCTAACTCGCATGAGAGGAAACTCAATGGCACGCACTACCTTTTCCGGGCCAGTTGCATCTGACAACGGCTTTATTGGCGGTACCGATACCGATCCGATTGTTGCAACCGCTGCTGGCAATATGTCCAGCTTTTACGGTACAGCATCTAATACAACCGGTGACGTTCGCCTTAACTATTCCCGCCTGACCTTCACTTCGACTGGCTCTGGCGAAACCGCTCGTTTCTTGACCCGTGTTACCGGTGCTAATGGCGCTACTGGCGGAACGATTAACGGCGCTCACATCTCCCTGTCGATCAACGGCTCGGGCACCATCTCTGGTGCTGGTAACGCTCTTCGCGTGACCCTTGGCGGATCTTCGACTAACCCCGGTGGCACAATTGCTGCCCTGCAACTTGATTCTGACTTTGCTTCGGGTGGTACTTGGACCAACGCTTCGTACATCCGTTGTACCAACTCCGGTACCGGCACGATCAGCACTTTCGCGGTTCTCCCTGATGCCATGGTTGCTGCTGAGTCTGCGGCTGCTGTCTCTCACGTTATTGCTATTAAGAATGCCTCGGGTACGCCTTACTACCTGATGGTTTCTGATACTGCCTGATGCAGATAACTAAAGAGTTTCTTCTAGCGGAGATCGAGAAAATGCAAGCGCAACGGGACCACGCACATGACGTGGCTGTTGCATCCCAGGCAGCAGTGGATACCATGAAAGCCTTACTTGCACGACTTGATCTCCCCGAGGAAGAGGGGCTGAAATTTTCGGACCTAGGTCTACCTGACCCAGTGCCGATCTCGGAGATACAAAATGGGAATGCAAACTGACGTTTGGTCAGCAACATGGTTTAACAATACTTCCGCGTTAAAAGCTTCCGGTTCTATCGCCGGGACTGGAGCAATTACTCTCCTGACTACGGCAGTTGGCTTCAATGGAGTAGGTGCCAAGGTAACTGTTACGTCCTCTGGCGACGAAGACGACACGATTTTCACGGTCGTTGGCATTGGGATGGATGGACAGCAGATTACTGAAACAATCACCGGGGTTGATACAAACACCGTTGCTGGCACTAACTACTACACCTCAATCGTCTCGATCTCTAACGACACTGCCTCGGTAGGCAACATTAGCCTTGGTCTCTCAGGGCTGGCTCTGCCGAAATGCAGGATTCGTGGGGTGTACTTCACTGGTGCAACTAGTGCTGGTTCGGTAATTGTTACTCGGGTAAGCGACTCTCGTAAGGTCCTTAATGTGGTCAGCCCAGCAAGTTCTGGAGCCAATGCGTTCAACATATTGGTGCCGGGCGAAGGAATTGCTACGACCTACACAGTAAATGACTACGCGACTGTGGCTCTGACTCAGGTTGGCTCAACAACTATTTTGTGTGCCTAATCATGGCTAGCTCAAAAGGCATGGGGATCAAAACATCTGTGAAGTCGGGCAACTTTCGTCCGACTAAGCAGGGTGCTGGCATGACCAAAAAAGGGGTGGCTGCGTATCGCAAAGCCAATCCAGGGTCGAAACTCCAGACCGCCGTGACCGAAGACAAGCCTACTGGTGAAAGAGCCAAGCGTAGGAAATCGTTCTGCGCTAGATCGCTTGGGCAGATGAAGAAGTTTCCCGAGGCAGCAAAAGATCCCAACAGCCGCATTCGACAGGCTAGAAAACGGTGGAAGTGCTAAATGGAGATGATGCTTTGGAATGTCGTCCTTTCGGCGATAGTAGGCGTTATGGTGTTCATGCTTAAGGGCAAGTTCGATGAACTTCAGCGTCTTAGCATCCTTTTAAACAGGACTAGGGAGGAAGTAGCCCGTGATCACATCACTCGTGCAGAAGTTAGAGCCGATTTGGAAAAAATCCGTGAACACTTTGATTCAGGCTTCACAAGGCTTGAAACAAAAATTGATGACCTTGTTAAGTCGCAAAGGAGATAAGTGATGGCTAGCCCATATCAAGGTGATGATGTAGATCCGTTTTCAGGCGCCCGTAACGAAGAGGGTGATATTGAGCGAGAAGAGCCTAAAAAGACTTTTAAACAAGCCTTTGCTGAGGCCCGTAAAGCTGGCGACAAAACCTTTATGTTCAATGGCAAGAAGTACACCACTGAGATGAAGGGTGAGAAAAAAGCCGAGCCAGCTAAGGAAGAAGCCGCCAAAGAAGAACCCCGCCGTAAGACCCCCCGCGAGAAGTTTAAGGGCCTCATGGGGATGCTTGGCAACGTAAAAACTTACAAGTCTGGTGGTTCAGTTTCCTCCGCTTCCAAGCGTGCCGATGGTTGTGCCCAGCGTGGTAAGACTAAAGGACGGTTTGTGTAATGCCCGCTAAGTCGGCAAAACAGGAAAGATTTATGCAAGCAGTGGCAAACAATCCAAAGTTTGCCAAGAAGGTAGGGGTCCCACAATCCGTGGGTCGTGAATTTACTAAGAAAGAGGGTAGCAAAATGGCAAACACTAGTCGCATGAACAAGCTCGAAGAGTTGGGCCGTATCGATTCTGAGAAGGCAACCACCCCCAAGGGCAAGGCAAATCTGATGGCTGAGAAGAAGCGCGTCGTTGGCGACATCAAAAAGATGAAGTCTGGCGGTATGGCTGCTTCCAAAATGGGTAAAGTTAAGACTGCACATCCCAGCATGGGATCAGCTTCCAAGCGTGCTGATGGAATTGCTACTAAAGGCAAGACCAAAGGTACTCAGGTCAAGATGATGCGTTCTGGCGGAAAGAGCTGCTAAATGATGCCGAGCCGGGGCATGGGGGCGATTAAGCCCTCAAAGATGCCTAAAGCTAAGACCGCTAGACGCAAGGATGGCGACAAGTTCACTCAATATAAAGAGGGTGGGAAGGTCAAGTCCAAGGTAAACGAAGCTGGCAATTACACCAAGCCGGGGATGCGCAAGTCTCTTTTTGAGAGCATCAAGGCGGGAGGTAAGGGCGGTGCTCCGGGGCAGTGGTCGGCTAGAAAAGCTCAGATGCTTGCTATGAAGTACAAGAAAGCTGGCGGTGGGTACAAAGATTGAAAGCGCCTCAAAAAAGTCTGAAGGCGTGGACAGAGCAAAAATGGCGGACCAAAAGTGGTAAACCCTCCACCCAAGGTCCCAAAGCTACAGGTGAGAGGTATCTCCCCGAGGCGGCTATTAAGGCTCTCTCACCTTCTGAGTATGCATCGTCAACGAGAGCAAAAAGAGCAGGAAAAGCCGCCGGAAAGCAGTTCGTCAAGCAACCCAAAACCGTAGCAAAGAAGACAGCGAGGTTTAGATAATGGCTAGCAAGTTTCCAGACCTAAATAAAGATGGCAAAGTCACCCAAGCCGACATTCTTAAAGGACGTGGTGTGATTGAAAATAAAAAAGGCGGTTGGATCAAAGAAGCCATCAAGAAGCCCGGTGCTCTGCGTAAGTCGCTTGGAGCTAAGCCCGGTATGCCGATTCCAGCAAAAAAGCTAGAGGCTGCGGCTAAAAAGCCCGGTAAGATGGGTCAACGTGCCCGTCTGGCTCAAACCTTGAAGAAGATGAAATGACTACTTCTGGCACCCAAGTCTTCAACCTCGACCTCAACAATATATTTGAGGAAGCCTTCGAGCGTTGCGGGAAAGAGCTTCGTACTGGCTACGAGTTCAGGACTGCACGTCGAAGCCTTAACCTCTTGACTATTGAGTGGGCGAACCGGGGCATAAACCTTTGGACGATTGAGCAGGGTGCGATTCCTCTAGTAACTGGGCAGGCTATTTACCCCGTGCCGGTCGACACAATTCAGCTTCTGGACACGGTGATTCGGCAGAATAACGCCACCTCAAACCAGATAGACATCAACATCAGTAACATCGCTGAGCCGACTTATTCTTCGATCCCCAACAAACTGACCCAAGGCCGACCGATCCAGTATTGGTTTAACCGGCAGAGTGGGGAGACGAATCCTACGACTATTTCTTTAGCCCAAAATATTACGTCTACAGACACAACGATACCGTTGACTACTACGCGGGGGCTTGCGGCTGCGGGGTTTGTGCAGATCAATAACGAGATAATCAGCTACCCCAATATCGAGGGTAATTCACTCCTTAACTGTGCGCGGGGGCAAGACGGAACCGTTGCAGTAGGACACAACACAATCGGAACACCACCCATAAACGTCAAAAACCTGCCTTGTATCAACGTTTGGCCTACCCCTAACGCTCCAGGCGACCAATACACCTTCATCTACTGGAGGATGCGTCGGATGCAAGATGCTGGTGGTGGGGTAAATACTCAGGATATTCCATTTAGGCTTTTGCCCTGCCTTGTGGCTGGGCTGGCGGCACATTTGAGCATGAAGTTACCGCAGATAGATCCGACCCGTATTCAGATGCTAAAGGCTGACTATGAGGAGCAGTGGATTATGGCTTCGTCTGAGGATCGGGAAACCGCTCCGCTTCGGATTGTTCCGCGTAATCTGTTCTATGCGGGGTAAATAATGCCTAATCGGTTTGCCTCGGGTAAGTATGCGATTGCTGAGTGCGACCGATGTGCTCAGCGGTACATGCTTAAGCAGTTAAAGATTCAGATAGTAAAAACTAGGCCGTTCAAGATTAAAGTCTGCCCAACTTGTTGGGACCCTGATCAGCCACAGTTGCAGTTAGGTATGTACCCGGTAAACGACCCACAAGCGGTTCGGGACCCAAGGCCAGATGTGAGTTATCAAGTTTCTGGAAATAATGGGTTGCAGGTGGATGAAGTTAATGTTCCAACGCAACTTGGCTTTGGAACACCAGAAGGTGGTAGTAGAATTATCCAATGGGGATGGGCGCCTGTTGGGGGTGCGAGAGCAGATGATGCTGGGTTAACGCCTAACAATTTAGCGCTAGGGATTACCCTAGGTACCGTCACTGTTGTAACTGTTTAGGAGTAAAAAATGGAAACCAAAAAAGTTAAAAGCGTTGCTAAAACCGAAGCCCGTAAGGCTGTGAAAGGCCACGAAAAAGCTATGCACGGTCCTAAAAAGATGCGTGCTGGTGGCAAAACCAACGAAGAAATGAAGAAGTATGGTCGTGGAATGGCTAAGGTCATGAACCAAAAGTCGCCCGTCCGTAACGTTCGCAAAATGGGGATCTAATCATGGCTAAGTACGACATGAAAGTGAAAGGTAAGCAGGTTGGACCTGCTGAACTCTACGCTCCGCCCCACACGATGGAAGGTAAGGACACCAACGTCAAGACCTATTCCAACTACGAGACTGGCGCCGAGTGCATGACCAAGATGAATATCTCTGTTGCTGGGGTAAGCAAAGGCAACTACGCTCCTATCAATCCTTATGGGACTGGCGAGATGCGTGGTTACGGAGCTGCTACCAAAGGTCGTAAGATCAGCGGGAAGATGGGGTAATGAACTACAGCGAACTGTTCGAGACTATTAAGGGTTACGTTGAAAACGATTTCCCAAGCACTGTGTTTGCGGACACGGCTGGGACTGGTCAGGTTACGTTTACTTCAACCGAACAGGTCAACACCTTTATTAAGCAGGCCGAACAGCGCATTTATAACTCGGTTCAGTTCCCCTCAATCCGTAAAAACGTCACGGGTACGACCACGATAAACAACAAATATCTCTCTAGCCCAGGTGATTTTCTTGCTGTCTATTCCATGGCAGTTATTGACCCGGTTACAGGCGAGTACGAGTATTTGTTAAACAAGGATGTGAACTTCATCCGGGCTGCTTATCCTTCGCCGACATCAACAGGTAAGCCTTATTACTACGCTTTGTTTGGGCCAACAACGACCAACAACACGCCGCCGGTAATTACCAATGAGCTATCTTTCATTCTTGGTCCAACGCCAGATGCCGCCTACAGTATCGAGCTTCATTATTACTATTATCCCGAGTCTATTGTTACTGCTAGCACTTCTTGGCTTGGTGATAATTTCAGCTCCGTACTACTTTATGGCTCGTTACTTGAGGCGTACACCTATATGAAGGGTGAGCCTGACGTGATTGCTGGGTATCAAAAGCGGTATGACGAGGCGATGATTCTGGCTAAACGCCTTGGTGACGGCATGGAGAGAACAGATGCTTACCGCACAGGCCAAATAAGAATGCCGGTGATGTAAATGCCATTTACTGGAAACTACACCTGCAACGTATTTAAAGAGGGCTTATTTACCGCCAGCTTTAACTTTTCGTCTGGAACTTTTCGTTTGGCTCTTTATACTAACGCAGCCAACTTGAACGATGACACTACGGAATACACAACAACCGGTGAAGCGTCAGGTGGTAACTACGTGGCAGGTGGGCAAGTGTTAACTCCGACGGTTTCTATATCCAATGGGGTAGCCTTTGTGACCTTTGCCAACGTATCATGGACAGGTGCTATTACTGCTCGGGGCGCTTTGATTTATAAGGCTGGGGCTAACGGAGCGGTGTGTGTTTTAGATTTTGGATCTGACAAGACGTCAACAACTTCTTTTCAGGTTCAGTTCCCCGCCGCAACAAGTGACTCGGCAATTATTCGACTTTCATAGGAGTTAGAAATGATTAACAACAAAGCAGCTAGCACGGACCAAGTCTCTGCTGCCGTGCAAAAAGCCAAAGGTGTCTCTGAAGGCATCCGTGGTGGCGGTGTATTTACTGTTGTCTGCTACGACAAAGACGGCAACCACAAGTGGACGGCTAAGTCTCCCAACCTCGTGGTCAACGTTGGTCTGGCTGATATGAACGACAAGTACTTCAGCGGCTCTGGTTACTCGGCTACTTGGTATCTTGGCCTTTATGGTGCTGCTTCTTCAAATAACCCTGCGGCTGGCGACACGATGGCTTCCCACGCTGGATGGACTGAGGTTACGGATTACTCCCAATCAACCCGTCCTGCGGCTACTTTTGGCTCTGCGACAGTGGCTGATCCTTCGGTGATTGACAATTCTGGCTCTGTGGCGGTGTTCTCGATCAACAACACGGTGACGGTTGGAGGTGCGTTTTTGACTTCCAATAACACCAAGGGCGGCACAACTGGGATTCTTTTCTCGGCTTCTGACTTCCAAGCACCGGGGGATCGTAACGTGGTTTCGGGCGACACGTTGAATGTCACCTACCAATTCAGCCTCGATGCTGCTTAAGGAGTAAAAAATGGCGACTAAATTTATCAAAGGTCAAGAAGTCAAGCTTAATTCGGTTGTCCCACAAGGGCCAGTCGTTGCGCTTCGGATGACCGAGGATGGCGTGTTTTTCTACCTGATCCAGTGGACTGACGCAAATGGTGCGGTACAGCAACGCTGGTTCAAAGAGTCGGATCTTACGGCGGTTTAAGTGTTCGGTTTAACGACCTATGCAGAAGCCCCATTCGCATCATTAGCCGGAGCAACATACGCAGTATCGGTTTCTGAGAGTGCGAGTGCCGCAGACCTATTGTCTGCCTTGGCTACCTTTCCCGCCTCAATTACTGAGGAGGCGGATGGTTCTGACTCTATTTCTGCAACGGTTGTGTTTGTTACAAGCATCACGGAGTCTGCCACTGGGTCAGACTCGATTTCCGGTGGGGTAGATTTTGCCTCTCTGATTGCAGAGCAAAACCAAGGCGCAGACCAAGTTTCTGGATCGGTTGAGCTTAACAGCGCTGTTTCAGAGACTTCTACGGGCAGTGACTCGATCTCGTTGGCGGTTGATTTTGGTGGGCTGATTACCGAAACGACGACTGTAAGCGAGTTGGTTTCTGCGCTTGCCACGATGGTTGGGTCCATTACAGAAGAAGCTGATGCGGTTGATACAGCCCTCACGACTCACCTTGTGGTGGCAAATATCCAAGAAAGTGTGACTGCAACGGATACTCCCTCGGCTGGGGTCATATTTGTTGTGTTTGTTCAAAACGAATCGGCTACTGGAAGCGATACGATCAGCGGACCCATTGACTTTGGGGTTGACGTAGTTGAGGCTGCTGCTGGGTCTGACAGGGTTTCGTCACTTCCTATTTATGGAGTTTCCGTGGCAGAGTTGGTCCGGGCCAGAGACACGGTTCTTGGGAAGCTGCTTTGGGACATCATCAATGACAGCCAGTCTGTGACTTGGAATACCATTAGTTCTCAGGGTGGTACGGGATGGGTGGTAATTAATAACTCTGAGACTACGAACTGGGATGTCATAAAGACGAGTAACTGATATGCCACTTATTGTAAAAGACAGAGTTAAAGAGACGACCACTACCACGGGTACTGGGACGATTACGCTTGCCGGTGCGGTTTCTGGGTTTCAGTCGTTTGCTGCCATTGGGAACGCAAACACGACCTTTTATACGATTGCTGGTGGCGGTGAGTGGGAAGTAGGGATTGGTACATATACATCGTCTGGTACGACGCTTTCCCGAGACACGGTGTTGGAGTCCAGCAATTCAGGCTCTCTGGTTAACTTTTCTGCCGGAACCAAAGACGTTTTTGTGACTTACCCAGCCGAACGGACGATTACCGGGGGTGGTGGCGGAATTGGCGCACTAGTTGTAAATGCGACCACAGTGACGGAGAATTACACTATTGCAACCGGCACGAACGCTCAGTCAGTTGGACCGATTACGGTGGAGAGCGGAAAATCCGTAACCATCAGTTCAGGCCAGCGTTGGCTGGTTGTATAAAGGATAAACAATGGCTAGCACGTACTCCAGCTTAAAGATAGAACTAATCGGTACCGGGGACCAAAATGGTACGTGGGGAACCACGACCAATACAAACCTCGGAACTGCGATTGAAGAGGCCATCGTCGGTCGGGCTACGGCTAACTTTGCTTCTGATGCCAACCTGACGCTCACGCTAACCGACACCCCCGCAACTCAGATTGCTCGGCATTTGGTGCTGAATGTGACCTCCGGGGTCAGTCTGACAGCCACACGGGACTTGATCGTCCCCGCCATCGAGAAGCCGTACATCATCCAGAACAATACAACGGGTGGTCAATCAATTCGGGTCATCGTAGCCGGTGGGTCTGTAACGGTGCCAAATGGCAAGACAGCTTTTGTGTACAACGACGGCACGAATGTTAAGGCGGCTTTTGACTACTTGGTGTCCCCGACCTTTAACGAATTTACATCCACGGGCGACGGTACATTTAGCGGGACTGGACAGGTAAAATTACCCTCGGGTACAACGGCTCAAAGGTCTGGCTCCCCGGTTAACGGGATGCTGCGGTACAACTCGACCATCGAGCAGTTTGAAGGCTACGCTGACGGTGCTTGGGGCGGTATCTCTGGTGCTCAGGCAGGTGGTGCGATTCTGACTAATAAAGACACGGCTACAGCCAGCTACACAATAGCGTCAGGTGAGAATGGGTTGAGCGTTGGACCCGTAACCGTATCGAGCGGAATTACAATAACGGTATCTTCAGGCCAGCGTTGGCTGGTTCTTTAAGGAGTAGATGATGACAATGGTAATTAGCGGTAGCGACGGCGTTACCTTCCCAGACAGTACGAATCAGTATTCCGGTGGGGCGTTTAGTTTCAAGAACCGCATCATCAATGGTGACATGAGGATTGACCAGAGGAATGCTGGTGCGAGTCAGAGTGTTTCAGCCTCTACATATCCGTTTACAGTTGATAGGTTTTGGATTGCTTGTGGCGGATCAAGTGCGGCTTTTACTGTCCAGCAAAACCAAGGCTCTGTAACACCACCAACTGGTTTTTCTAACTATGTTGGCATTACAGTAGCGACATCGAAATCTCCAGCCTCTGGTGACGAGTTTACTTACGAGCAACCGATTGAAGGAAACAATGTTGCAGACTTGGCGTTTGGAACGGCTGGAGCAAAAACTGTAACGGTTTCTTTTTGGGTGCGTTCTAGTTTAACTGGTACTTTTTCCGGTTACTTACTCAATAGCGCACGAAATAGAAATTATGTTTTCAACTACACAATTTCTGCGGCAAACACCTGGGAATACAAAACTGTAACTATTGCTGGTGATACGACTGGAACTTGGCTGACAACGACAGGAACAGGGTTTAGATTTGGTTTTGATCTTGGTTCTGGTTCTAACTTTAATGCAACTGTAAATACTTGGGGCGCAACAAGCGCAAGACGAACAAGCGGTTCTGTGCAATTGATTAACAACGCTGCCGCCACCTTCTACATCACAGGAGTCCAACTAGAAGTCGGTAGTGTCGCCACGCCTTTTGAGCGCAGACCGTATGGGACTGAGTTGGCGTTGTGTCAGAGGTATTTTTCAAAATTAAACAATGATGGTTCTGGAGGAGGTGTTCCGGTCGCTAGTGGTATCCAATCAAGCACAACCGCTGGTGTGTTAGTCACGAACTACCCAGTAACAATGAGGGCAGAACCAACAGCAATCATTTCAAATATACAAGCGACTGATTTTGTAGCGTGGGTGGAAACAGCAACTCAAACTGCTTTTAATGCTGGATTTAACACGGCACAAATACAAGTGTCACACGGCGCACAAGGCGCTCAATATCGTCCTGTGTTTTTAAGGATTGAGACTGATACATCTGGTTTTATTTCGTTTTCTGCGGAGTTATAAATATGTACCAACAAATCAACCCAATGTTTGATGGGCAACCCGCTCAGTGCGTCAAACGCTTATCCGACAACGCCTTCATCCCCTTCGACCCCGCCAACACAGACTACCAAGAGTATTTGAAGTGGGTCGCTGAAGGCGGTGTCCCATTACCCCCAGATTCACAGGAGTAACACATGAGCCACTGCGTTTACTGGATTAGAGAGCAATCTCACACCGACCTGATGAGTCAGGGCTATGTCGGTGTTTCCGGTAATTTGCGAAAGCGTTTTGGATCTCACGGCGGAATGCACTCAGGGACAAACAACTACCTTCGTAACGCCATTAAAAAGTACGGCTGGGACAACTTGGTGAAGTCGGTTCTTATACTGGCAGACAAGGATTACTGTTTAGACATTGAGCGCAAACTTCGCCCAGCCGATAAGATTGGATGGAACTTGGTGATGGGCGGTGGGCATCCACCAATCATTAGGGGTCCAAGACCTAATTTGCGTGGGCGAGCGGCTTGGAACAAGGGCAAGACTGGGTTGTATAGCCCAGAGACATTGGCAAAAATGCGTGAAGCAAGGCTAGGAAAGCCGCCGGGGAATAAGGGTGTCCCATTAACAGCAGAGCAAAGAACAAAAGTTTCCAAGGCGTTGACGGGGCGTGTAGGTTCACGCAAAGGTGTTAAGTTGTCGCCAGAAACAATTGAGAAAACCGCATCTAAAAACAGGGGTCGTGTTCAATCGGTGGAAGAAAGAGCCATGCGATCACAACGACTCAAAGGGATTAAAAAGTCTGTGCCCATGTCTGATGAACACAGGCGCAAACTTGGTTTGAATGCAAAAGGCAAGAAGTGGTACAACAACGGAACTAACATTGCCTTCTGTCTTGAGGGTCAACAACCAGATGGTTATGTGCTTGGCAGGTTAAGCACCAAATTAGTAAAGGAGTAATATCTTGTCGAAAATTGCGATTTCTGGAGCGGCAACGGGGACGGCTACTTTCACGATTGAGAGTCCCGCCACCTCGACAAACCGCACACTAACTTTACCTGACAACACCGGGACGATCATCACGCAAAACAGCACCCCGGCGTTTGCTTCTACGATTGGTGTGGGTGGGGCGACTGCCGCCGCCTCTGGTGCTGGTATTACTTTCCCTGCTACGCAGTCTGCATCGTCTAACGCAAACACGCTGGATGATTATGAGCAGGGGACTTTTACGCCGACTGTCATTGGAACATCAACTGCGGGTACTGCAACTTATCCTACGCAAACAGGGCAGTACACTAAAATTGGTAGGCAAGTTACTGTAATGATTCACCTTGATTATAACTCTGGAACAGGAACAGGAAATTTAAGGGTTAGTGGTTTGCCTTTTGCGTCTATCGCAAACCATTTTGCTTCGTGTGCGCTTGGCATAACTTCTAACCTTGCCATGACAGCAAACAATTACGCTCAAGCATATGTACCTCAAAACGACAATGTAATTATATTTGGTCAAATCCCAACTGGCGGTGGTGCATTTACATTAATACCTTATGATGCATCAGCAGAATTGATTTTTACCGTAACATATTTTGCCGCTGATTAATGAAGACCTGTACCAAATGCCAACAAACCAAACCGCTTGATGGTTTCTATAAGCGGTTACGCTCGCCTGATGGGTTGGAGGCGTGGTGCAAGGTTTGTCGTTTGGAGCATAACCGCAAGTGGTTTGATAAGAACAAAGACCGCCACGGTGAACTCACTCGGTCTTGGTACGAGCGCAATCGAGAGCAACACCTTGAGAACAGTCGTGCATGGTACTCAGCAAACCGCCACCGTAAACTGGCAACAACTGCCAAGCGGGAGGAAAGGTGCAAACTGGCGACACCCAAGTGGATAGACATGGAGGAGATTCATGCCGTCTATGCGGGGGCCAGGAGTATGACAGAGCGGTTCGGAGTGCTGTTTGAGGTGGATCACATCATCCCCTTGCAAGGCAAAAAGGTAAGCGGTCTAAATGTTCCCGGCAACTTGCAGGTGTTGGCAAGGTCGGAGAATCGTAGGAAGTTAAACAAAATAACCCATGCGGATGCTTGGGTCGGATAGAAAGGACTTTAAAATGGCAATCACCAAAGAAACAGTAGTAGACCAAATCACCGTGACTGAAAACGGAATCATCCTCTACCGTGAGGCGACCAAGATCATTGAAGATGGTGTTGAACTCACCAAGAAGTATCACCGCACCAGCCTGACACCGGGGCAAGACCTGACAGGCGTACCCGATAAAGTAAAAAGCATTTGTGAGACCGCTTGGACAAGCGATGTAATTGCGGCTTATCAAGCCCAACAAGAAGCCAACCGACTCGGAGCGTAAACCATGCCCTCATCAATCATAAACAGTGACGATGGAGTAATCTCAGGTACCTCCGGGCTGAAGTCGAGTGGCGGAGATGACGGAACCCTAGCCGTTCAGTCGAACGGAACTGAACTTGCAAAGTTTAAAACGACAGAGTTGGTCATCAACGACGGCGGGGCTAACTACGACTTCCGTGTTGAGGGTGATACCAATGCGAATCTGTTAGTAGCAGATGCAAGTGCAGATGCGGTTGGAATTGGTGTATCTAGTCCTGCCGCAATATTAAATGTTGATGTTGGCGCTCCGGGCGGTGCAGATAAAACCCTTGGGATATTCCAGTCTGAGACATCAAGGCGCATAGGGTTTGTTTGGGATGATTCTGCCAGCACTTTAGGTATTGCAACTCTGACAAATAATGCTATTGCGTTCCACACAAATGGGAACTCAAGCGAGCGTATGCGTATCGACACCAGCGGTAACTTGCTGGTGGGGAAAACAAACAATGAAGGAACAAGTGGTGGCTCAATAGGGTTTGGTCAAGGTTCCGGGCGTGGTGGGCTTTCTTCTGTTTATGGAAATATAGCCAACGGCGGTACTTTGGATATTTCTTTAAATACTGGTGGTGGAGGTTGGATGGGTATTCTTATGGTAAGTGGATCAAATGCTGCCAATGCTGCCAATGCTACAAGAAAAGTATTTGCAGTAATGGGGCGTGGAACAACTTGCACATTTACGGAAATAGGAACACAAAATGGTCCATCAGGTGGGTGGTCGTTTGCAATGTCATGCCCGTCTAATGGAGTTATGCGAGTAACAAATAACGGTGGTAGTGCCGGTGAGATGTACATGACATTTTATGGCGGATTTGGATCATAAAGCATGTTTCAAAAAATAAAGTAAAGGAATTTAAATGAACTGGAACATCGTACAACTCGACCGCAATACTAATGATGGATTTGTCACTACCGCACATTGGACTGTCTCTGCTACCGATGGCGATTTCTCTGCTCATACCTATGGAACGGCGAGTTTCTCTGGAAATCTTATTACTCCTTATGAGAGCCTTACCAAAGAACAGGTATTGGGATGGGTATGGGAGCAGATTGACAAGGCTGGAATTGAGGAAAGTCTGACCAAGCAGATTGAAGCGCAGAAGAACCCTGTTTCTGCTACTGGTGTTCCGTGGAATGAATAATGGATCCAATCACCCTACTTGCCACCGCTTCTGCAATATGGAGCGGGATAAAGAAGGCTAGTGAGTTTGCAGCCGAGGCTGAAGGCGTTTGGGGTCAGCTATCCAAGTACTGCGGGGTTGCCGATCAGCTAGAGCAGGTCATTCAAGCCGAGAAGAACAAGCCCAAAAAGCCCAAACTATTCGGCGACACGGAGCAAGGTAACGACACAGCCGACGCTTTCAATGCATTTGAGGCCGAGCATAAGTTGCGTCAGATGGAGGCCGACATCCGCCATGAGTTCCTTTATGGAGCCTTTTGTAACCTTGAGCATGGCTTTGGCGGGATGGATGGCTACGCTAAGTTCTGCAATATGCGCCGGGAGATCAGGGCCAGACGTATCAAAGCCAAGCAAGAGCAAGAGCAGCGTCAGCAAGAGTTTTGGGACAACATCATCCTCTGGGGTGGTGGCTCGACAATCGTGCTTGTCGGCGTCTGGGTGATCTGGACGCTGGTCTCATTGGTTATTGAATTTAGGGGGTAGCGTGTTTAAAGAGTTAACAACCGAAGAGATCGAAGTCCGAGTCTGGGCGCTGATCGTTCTTGTACTGGCTGGGATTCTTCTAATCTCTGTGGTCTGCATCCTCGGTGCGGTTATATTTATTGAACAGCCGATGGATGGTATCGCTCCCATTGACCAAGCCTTCCTTGCCATTATGAAAGACATAATGCTCTTGTGTATTGGAGCCGTCGGCGGGATCGTCGGTCGCAAAGGTGCTTACTCAGCCATTAACGCAATGAAGGACAAAGAATAATGCTACCTATAGCCGCAATCCTGTCTATCGGGGAGAAAGTCCTCGATAAAGTTGTACCCGATCCAGAAGCCAAAGCCAAGGCGCAAGCCACCCTCATGGAGATGGCACAAAAAGGTCAACTGGCTGAATTAGAAGCCATGACCAAAGAGATGGACTCAGCCCGTAAGCGAGAGATTGAAATTGCTACGAGCGAGTTTGCTCCCATGCTCAACAAGATTGTCACCCCCATTTTGGCTTTGGGAACAGTGGCGCTGACCTTCATCCTCTACGCAATCATTATCTTTACCGACGTGGACGAGCAGTCCAAAGACATTCTGATCTATGTGCTGGGTGCGCTGACTTCAGCCGTCACCATGGTGCTTGGCTATTACTTTGGATCGAGCGCCGGTAGCAAAGAGAAATCCCAACAAATCGACGACTTACTGGGTAAAAAATGAACCTGACCAAAAACTTCACGCTTGAGGAAATGACCAAGTCGGAGACGGCTTTGCGTCATGGTATGGACAACATTCCGGGGGAGAACGAGATTGGCAACCTTAAGTTACTTTGTGAGAAAGTTCTCCAGCCCGTCCGGGATCACTTCGGTAAGGGTGTTAAGGTCAACTCCGGATTCAGGCACCCAGATGTTAATGCCAAGGTCGGAGGAAGCCGCACGTCGGATCACACCCGAGGGCAAGCCGCAGATATTGAGATTCCCGGCGTACCCAACGCAGAACTAGCCGAGTGGATCAGGGATAATCTTGAGTACCGCCAACTTATATTGGAATTTTACACGCCGGGTATTCCTGACAGCGGCTGGGTGCATGTGTCGTACGTCGCCGAGGACAACAAGAAAGAGGTGCTGACAGCGACTCGGAAAGATGGTAAAACGGTTTATCTACCGGAACTTGTTGCCTAGCCATGCCGTTCATAAAACTTCAGTTCAAGCCGGGGCTTAATCGAGACCAGACTAACTACACTGGCGAGGGTGGCTGGTGGGCTGGAGATAAAATCCGTTTCTTCTCTGGCTACCCCCAAAAAATAGGGGGCTGGGTTCAAAACTTTTCAACTACATTCCTCGGTATCTGCCGTCAGATGTTTGGCTGGATCACCAGCAACTCTGATAACTTCCTGGCGCTTGGTACAACCAAGAAGGTCTACATTGAATCTGGTACGACCTTTTACGACATAACTCCCCTGCGCGACACGACATCTGCCGGGGACGTAACCTTTGCCGCTTCAGCTGGGTCTTCGGTAATCACGGTTTCTGATACAGCATTTGGCTCTTCGGCAGGGGACTTCGTTACTTTTGTTGATGCGCTGACCCTGTCTGGCGGTCTTTCCACGGGGACGATTGCAGGGACTTCGACTGGAAGTGCGACCTTTACGACGGTATCTCAGGACTCTACTTCTGGGGATGGATACGGTGCCGAGTTCACCATCACAGCTGACGGAGCCGGTGGTTACACATTAGACGCCATTACTACTGCGGGTAACGCTTACGCCGTTAGCGATACCTTGGTTATTCTTGGAACAGATTTGGGTGGGGCGACGCCTGCTAATGATGCAACGATCACCGTCACAGCCGTCACTTCTGGGAACATTACCGCCGCTGTTCTTAACCAGAACTACGAGATTGCCACGGTTATTAACGCCAACTCCTATACTGTAATAGCCAAAGATCCAACGACTGGACTGCCTGTTTTAGCAACTGCCGACGACACCGGCGATGGTGGGCCTGATGTAATAGGTGAGTATGAAATCCCGGTCGGTAGCCCGACAACTGTTTATGGTTATGGCTGGGGCGCAGGTGTTTGGAGCCGTGGTACGTGGGGTTCTGGAGCTGGAACACCTGTCGTTGTTACCCAGCGAGACTGGTGGTTTGACAACTTTGACAACGACCTTGTTATGAATATTCGTAACGGGGAGATTTACTACTGGGTCTACAACGCCATCCCGTCAAATACTCGGGCGGTGCTTCTTTCTTCTTTGGCTGGGGCTACGGATGTGCCTGAGACAGCCATGCAGATCCTGATTTCTCAGAATGACCGGCACTTGCTTGCGTTTGGATGCCAGCCTTACAACGGCTCTCCGGGGGACTTTGATCCTCTTTTGATCCGCTGGGCCAGTCAAGATGAGCCTGAGAAGTGGGAGCCACTGCCGACAAACTCGGCTGGATTCATCAGGGTTTCCCGTGGATCTAAGATTGTTCGTGCCATACCAAGCCGACAAGAGATTGTGGTGCTGACCGACACCAGCGTCTATTCGTTGCAGTTTTTGGGTACAACGGACGTATTTGGTCTACAGGAACTTGCTGACAATATTTCGATATTAGGCCCTCGTGCGGTTACTACGATTAATAACGTGGTCTATTGGATGGGCCAGGACAAATTCTTTATGTACGCTGGACGGGTTGAAACATTACCATGCACCCTGCGTAATCATGTTTATCAAGACCTAAACTTTAACCAAATCGATCAGATTATCTGTAGCACAAACGAGGCATATACAGAAGTCTGGTGGTTCTATCCAAGTGCCAACTCAAGCACGGTCGATAAATACGTAGTTTATAACTACGTAGAAAATGTTTGGTATTACGGCAATATGGCTAGGACGGCTTGGATTGATAATCCGCTTCGCCGCTACCCACAGGCAGTGGGGTATGAGCAGTTACTGTTTGACCATGAGTCCGGTAATGACGCAAATGGTGCCCCGCTTGAGGCTTATATTGAGTCGAACGACTTTGACCTTCAGCAAAACGATGGTGAGACATTCATACTGACTCGTCGGATGATCCCTGACATTAACTTTGATGGCTCTGCGTCTTCTACTCCTGAAGTCGATCTTGCCATTCGACCCCGTAATTTCCCTGGGTCAACTCAACAGGCGGACTCATTTGATACCCAGCGGGTTGTTAGAACCTCAGTCGGTACCTACACAGACCAGATATTCCTCAGGGCACGTGCCCGTCAGATGGCACTGAAGATCAGCTCGGATCAGTTGGGTGTCCAATGGCAGCTGGGTAGCCCCCGCCTTGATATTCGCTCGGACGGCAAGCAATGATTGGCAAGAGTTTTGTCGCCCCGGCGTTGCCGCTTGCTACTCGGGAGTATGACTTCCTATTCACAAATGACTTAATCCGGGTGCTGAGGCTGTACTTTAACCTCAACGACAAGTACACAACCGACGTAATACTGGACGCTCTTAATGGGGCGGCTGGCGGCAACGGGATAACTTTCCCCCATATTGCGGCTTCGGACTCAACCGATCAGCACACAACCGACAATACCGCTACGCTTGTTCAATGGAATACATTGGACTCAGGTTATCTTTGGTCTCTTGCTTCTAATGCCGCTACGGCTGATGTAGCTGGGGTGTATACGATTCGGTATAGTTTGCAGTTTGCTAATACAGACAATCAGCAACACACGGCGACAGTTTGGCTTCAGAAAAACGGGTCTGATGTAGCCAATTCAGCCACTTCGTTTTCGGTTCCGGCTAGGAAAAGTCCATCCATACCCGGTTTTATAACTGCATACTCTGAGGCTACCTTTACTGTGGCGGTGGGGGATGATATTGAGTTGTATTGGGCGACTGACAAGGCCAATGTGGTTTCTCCCGCAGCCGACGGCGTTTATATGTTCCACGACGCAGCCCAAGCTTCCCCCTTTGCCAGACCTGCCATTCCCTCGGCAATCGGATCAATTTCTTGGCTTTCGGCTATTCCCCCTGCTTGACAATTCAGGGATAATATGAAGATAAACCCACATTTCAGGAGAACGTTATGGGTACCGGTGTAGGTGAGGCAATGATATTGCAGGCAATGATGACTGGCGCCGCGACAGGTGCAGGTGCTGCTGCTATCACAGGCGGAGATCCGCTTGAAGGTGCTCTTTTGGGCGCTGCGGGTGGTGGGTTAGGTGCTGGCATTGCTGGTGCTGGTGCTGGAACCGCAGCTGGAACCACCTCAGGAACAACAGCTGGTACGACTGCTGGTACGACTGCTGGTACGACTGCTGGTACGACTGCTGGTACGACCGCTGGATTGCCACTAACTACTGATCCTACGGTTGCTCTAGCAGGTCCCTCGGGGGATGTTTCTTTCTTGTCTTCCTATACAGGCCCAATGGATGGAACAACCACTAACTTGATTGATTTTGGCGAAGCCGCTGGGACAATGACTAATCCAGCTGGTTCGGGAGTAAGTCAAGGTTTGCCAGCTCAAAATCCGTTACAACGTGCTATTACTGATGTTACTGGGATGGAAATTAGACCGTCTGTTCCAACTTCTACTGTTGCTTCAACTGATGACGCAAGGCAAGCACAAAAATACTTTCCTGATTTAGCTAAACTTTATGAACGTAACCCACTTGCTTACCCAGCAATTGCCGGAGCAAGTACTAGCGCTATGTTTAGTAAGCCTCCCGGACCTGAAGAGGAAGAAGAATATGGTGGACCACTTAGCGACTTTAGGTATAGCCGTAGTAGCTATACCCCGTACCGTGCCGCTTCAGGTGGTTTGATGGATACGGCAGTTGCCCGTCGTATGGCTGGTGGGGGTCATCTTGGCTCGTACTCAGATGGTGGGCAGTTGCTAAAAGGTCGTGAAGCCGACAGTAACGGCATGAAAGACGACATCCCTGCATCGATTGAAGGCTCTCAACCTGCCTTGTTGGCTGATGGTGAGTTTGTTATTCCTGCTGATGTGGTGTCTGGGCTTGGTAATGGCTCGACCGAAGCGGGTGCAAGGGAGCTTTACGCCATGATGGAGAAAGTTCGGGAGGCTAGGACTGGACGTTCTAAGCAGGCACCTGAGATTGATGCCGATAGAATGATGCCTGCATGAATTTAAAAGTTCAGCCAGTCGACGTTAATTACATTAGCCAAGTTTGGCACTTAGTTGAGCCGTACCTAACAGATGCACTAGTAAAAGATAATGATGCGCCTGAGTGGAGTGAGTGCTACAACATTCATCATGTTCAGGCGTTTATAACGGCAGGTCAGTGGTTGTTGCTGGTTGCGACAGACGAGGAAAGCAAAATTCATGGGGCCGCAACAGTTTCGTTTATGAATTTCCCGATGGCTAGGGTAGCGTTTATTACCTTGATCGGCGGTCGGTTGGTATCAAACAAAAATACGTTTGAGCAGTTAAAAGGGATTCTAAAGCAGCGCGGGGCGACAAAAGTCCAAGGATACGGTAGAGAATCTATCGTGCGGTTATGGAAAAGATACGGCTTTGAGCCACGAACTACTTTAGTGGA